GCGGTTGTTGACCGATTCGACGACACGTTGGACAAGATCCTAGGGGTAAAAAACTTCGCCGAGGAGGAAAACCTCGCCATCGCGAAGCTGTTCAACAAGTTTAAAATAAGCTGGAGTCCCGGGCTGTGCGAAGGGCATGAGTCGTGATAACTGCGCCTGACGGAACACATTACTGGGAACTGTTCCTGATCTGGCATTCACTTTAACGAAGTAATTATTCTTCCTAAGTTCATCTGCGACTGCTCCGAGGGTCAGGTTATCTGGGCGTATTTCCGTACCGTCAACTTCATATTTGGTCGTTAAATTAAGGGGTGTTTTGTCATTCTTCGGAACGAACTCTTTTATCATGTCAATCGTGACTTCAATGGCTATCTTCGCCTCTGAGGCATTGTATTCCATTAACTGCTTGACGTAAGCATTGGCCGATTCTTCTTCCGCAAGAACCTGTGTCGCACTCACATTAGCCCCACGGTCTATTTCATCTAAATTGATACCCAGTCTGGCACATTCCCTGGTAAAAGTTTCCTCTAAAGACTGCCATTCCTGCCATAAGGACTGCGTGGTGAGACTCTGTGCCGTGTAAGCCCCTGCTGGGGTGGTTGCGTTCCATTCATTGACCACATAACCTTTTTTACCTGCCTGACGCATTTCATGGGCTACTCTTAGGCGATTCATAAACTTAGAGGCTTCTTTCTGGGGTGCATTGATAAGTGTGATCGGATAGACATTGTCCTCTGCGTGGCCTACGGCCATGTTCATAAGCTGTGCGGAGATGAGAGCCAGATCGTAGATCATGTCGAAAACCCCGTGATTGTAAATTCCCTCGCTTGAGGGCATTCCCATCTGATTGATAACAGGGATATAAGCCTCATCATCAATAATAAAAGGATATTTGTCTCCCTTAAGATGCTGTACTATCCCCAGCCCCGGGCCTGCCACAATGGCATATTCTTTTGAGTCAAGATCATAATAGTAACCCACTTCGATAAGATCAGAACCTTTGATCTCAGTTGTCTGGAGCCATGTGCGTTCGATCTCACGGAGATAAGTCAGATCACGTGCAATCCTTCCGGGTGCGGCTACTTTCTTTATTTTGGGATAGAGTTTTACAGCCGTCTCCCATGAATAAGAATAAATGACACAGCATTTGGTTACACTTCTTCCGTAGGCTCCACGCATCATCGTTGCGTAGGAATCAAAATAGATATTTGAATTTGAAATTGGGGAGAAGAGGATGGGTGTTTTCAGGGTTTCTATCGGATTTGCCCCTACCTGCATCCAGCCATCCCCCCACATTAAAGACTTCATAAAAAGCCCCTCCTTATCACGAAGAGATGAAATATATCTTCCCCGATCCAGGATGGTTGCGATGGCATCTGTCACTAAACGTTCCTTCCATTGCGGCACTCCGGTACCATGAACGGTGAAGTCCAGCGGCTTCATGCGGGACATTGTCTTCCACAATGCCTGCTGGAGCATCTTGGAGTTAATCTTGGTGGCTCCTTTGCGTGAACTGATCTCAAATCCGCTTTCAAACAACCGCTGAATAACCGTGTTCTTTGAATCCCTCCGTATCTTCTCATTACGGCTTCCCTGAAGAAGGTCTGTGACCTTCTCCTGGATGCTCATTGTTTTAGTTGTGTCGTACTCCATCCGAATAAGTTAATAGCAGCTTTCTTCATCGGATGATGGTACTTGCTAGGACAAGTATAACATACTTTTATTTAAAGTACAATTCATTTGCAGACCAGGCATTTGCAGTTTTTTGCGTGCGTTGATGCAGGTGAGGGCATTGACGTTTTACCTCCACCGCCACCCTGACTTTCGAATAGCCTGTTTAGGATATACTGGTGCATTGAGCATTTGGACTCATAAGCCCTGTCACGTAATTGCTGATGCTGAGCTTCCGTCAGCTTAATTGGAAAGGTAATCATAAGTAATAGTTATATGTTCTAAGTATAACTAATACTTACTTATAGGTCAACCATTTGTGAAACTGCGTTCTGGTACTCAAGTTCTCTAAGATGATCTTCCTGAGCATAGTCTTTGGCTTTAATCCCCAGTTCACTCATGTCCTGTTTGCCCATCAGCCTGTTGGCTTCACGCTCATATTCACTCTCGTTGGAAGGCTCAGGCAGGCTCATTGAAAGAGCGATAAATCCATCCGCATAATGTGAAGACCAGTCATGCACCGGTACATCCCTGTAAACCTGCTTCTGCTCATCCCATTCCCTTCTGTAGCTTTTAAGTGCCTCCAGTCCGTCAGCGCATTTCTCTGAGTTAAACCAGCACATCGGAAGAATAGTTCTCACTTTCTGAATATCCCTGGGTTTGTCTTTTGTCCTCGGAATGATCCTGCATACATATCCTGCGCCTGTAAGCACGTCCTGGAAGCTCCTGAGCGTGTCGGCGCTTCTTTTGACTGCGTCATGGGGTAATACCATCTCTCCGTACTTATAGGGCTTATTACGGAGCATTTCTGCGTAGTAGTCATAAACCTTCCCAGACTGGGTGAAGGATTCGAGAATCCTGATCTCTTTGCCTTTTATCTGATAAAACCATGCCGTCTGGTCATCGGAGAGTCCTAAATCCCAAGCCACGTGTACAGGTTCATGCTCCCACATGGGAATGTTGCCGATCCTGTTTTCCTTCTGCGCTCTGTCCAAGTCTTCCCCGAAGTAAGACCCTTTAATGACCATTTCTTCCCATGAGCCGTATCTCCACTGGGCCTTAAGGTCTTCTGGGAGTGATTCTAAAAACTTAACGTAGTCAGGGTCACGTTCCTTTAAAAAAGCGTTGTCATCCACTGTCGCTGGTATGTATATCCTTGTGCGTCCGCTTTTTTCATCGCTGTAATAAGTCATCGGCCTTGCGGGATCAATGAATCTCTTTTTGACCCATGAATGGCCGATACCACCCGGGTTGGTGGTGGCGAATATCATAGGCCTGAGTTCTATAGTCGAACGGCATGAACTAACTAACCGTAAGTAACTATCCTCACTGGGGATATGCGTCAGCTCCTCAATGAGCATCCTCTGGTATTCATGCCCCTGGTACTTGGTGTAAGCCTGATCGTCCTTTAAGTGTCCTGTGTATATCTTAGCCCCGGAGGGGAAATGAATCTCCGCCGGTCTTCCGATAAACTTAGCCCTTGTCCCTGAGTACATCCTTGCCGCACGATCAAGCCAGTCTTTTAAGTCTGTCTCATTCTTGCGTATGACCAAAGCACGGTAACGTGGATGGTCTACTCCGTATAAAAGCCATGCCATCCCTGCGTCTGTCTTGCCGCCTCCCCTGGCCCCGCCATAAAGCGTTTCAAAGGCTGTGCTAAGAAGTGCCCTTTCCTGTTTCTCCTGGGGTTTCCACACTGGCTTTTGCATTGGCTGGTAAGTAGATACTGACTCCTTTAAACTCTTCCCCGTCTTTCCCTGTTATCTCCTGTCTGGCTAGCTTGGGCTGATGGAACTCCAGTAAATCCTTGTAGTGATTTAAAAACTCCTGTTCGGGTTTAGAGATTTCTTTTCCTTTCGAAAGTTCTTCTATCTTCTTTTTAAATGCCAGTCCTCCGTCCCCGACTAACCATCCCACTATATTTTCCCATGCCTTTCTTTTGTGGTCAGATCTCCCACCCTTTCTTCCCATTTCCCGTGCCTGTTCTGAAGTTAGTGCCATCGCTTTAGCATTGACTGATAAATAATTTATTGTTTGGGTTTCTTCTTTTCCTGTTTCGGTATTTCTGGGTTCTCTGGGTTCTCTAAGTCGTTTACTTTGAATCCTGTGGTTAAGTAGGTGTTTACGATTGCTTCCACGAGCATCTTCTCTCTTTGATTGATCGAAGCCTCCACTTCTTTGGGGTACTGCAAAACGGCTTCAAGGCCTATCTTGTTTTCCTTTAAGAAATTTATAAGTAGCTTCTGCACGTCCCGTTTCTCTGGTTTTGGTTCCATAATGATAAGGTTTTAAAGTTACTTGGATTTAGTGGATTTCTTTCTGGGTCTGCCTTTTGGTTTCGGTGCAACAGGCTCTTTTGCCTCGGGGGCTTTGGGGGCCTCCGCCTTCTTTGTGATCTCTTCGTGGTACTCGGGGTTGAATCTGAAGTCTTTGATGACGATTTCCGCCCCTGTGGCTTTAAGTATAACACGTTTAGGTTTGTAGTCCATGGTAATTGATTATGAATTAAACATTTAACATAGGGTCGAATCCTGTTTCTTTTACGAGTTTTCTGTATTTTGATTCCCTGCTGGCCCAGCCTGATCCTTTGTAATTTATGACAGGCAGTCCGTTAAGGCAGTCTGTACACAGGACTTTTCCTTGAGCCATTTCATTACTGCACTCACGGAAAGAATTGCCGCATTTATTTTCTCGATCTTTTGACATATCTGGGTTTGGGATTAAATATGATTCTGATTTCCAGGTCTGATTTCTGTTCAAGCAGGATTTCATCAGGCATCCTTTCAAGTTCCGACATTAGGGCATCTATCACGTTTTTCGTATGAAATACTCTCCACTTGTTGGCTTCTTTTTTTAATTCTTCCGGGGATTTGTTTAAGATTTCAGTCAGTTCCATTTTTCTCAAAAGCCTTTTTAATGATTGAAAATTCAAAATCCTTCTCCATTTTTTTGCTGATTAGCCGCTCCTGCCGTTCCTCGGCCTCCGTTAAGATGTCCAGCGCACGGGTAAAGGCCTCGAACCGTGATTCAAGGACTCTGTTGTTCTCCTGGTCAGGGAGGACGTTAAGCTGAACTCCGCCGAAGTTGTAGCTGTAAGTTATCAGGGTTTTTTTATTAAGCGTATCAGACATTTTCAAGTATAGCATAAAACTCAGATAAGTTCAAGAAGCTTCACTGCCTCGTCATCCGAAAGTTTCCCTTTGTTCTTCCAGTAATGAATCCTGTTTTCGAGCCAGCCTTTCGTCTCGGTTCCCCGCTTAACGAGATTGAGTTCAACCAGTATCAGGGTTTTTGTTTTACTGTCCATCAAATACCAGATTAAATTAACTAAATTCAGGCTATTTAAATTAACTAAGTGCTGTATAATAATTTATTATAAAATATTTAATTAACTTGTCTATAAAACATTCCCTTAGGCATAGCCTGAGCTTTAGTACCTTTTGGGGTTGACACGTTTTCAAATTTAAGATACACTTAAAGTGAACTACACTTCAAAGTTGGTTTGAAAAAGCTCTAATGGGGGGCTTTTTTTGTTGTAAAAGAACAAATCTCTGAGATTTTCAGGAAGGTTATTCCCTTTGGCGTCACCTTCGCTTTGAGTAGAGGCTTTTTATACTGGGTCGCTTTAGTCCTTTCTCCAGTCCTGTTATTCAGGAGGTGCAAGGTGATCCGGAGATCACCAGGCATCTTCTGGCTAATAGTGAGGGAAAGAACCCTAGTTGTATATGGGTGGCACATGGGCCAAGGCCGCTAGGATAGTTCTTTCCCGTATACTAAATCCATCTTACCATACCTGATTTTAAAAAGCAAACCAAAAAGTCCCCGAAGGGACTTAGTGGCGATGCTTAATCGGTTTCAGTTTACATTTCTTCGCCAATATCCGCAAGTTTTTGTTTAAGTTCTTCGATCAGTTTTTTTCAATCCTGACAACGGTCAGCGGTTTTCCCTTGGCATAATACTTTTCCAGCACCATGCGCACGATCTGGCTGTCGTCGCCTATCACACCCCAGCTGACCAATGAATCGGTCAGACACTTCTCGTAATTCGCCACGTCCCGCCTGCGTTTATCGGGGAAATAAAAATTATATTCAACGATTAGTTCCCCTTCACTGTAATCAGGAATTATTCTGTCGGTTGGAAAATAGGGATGTAGAGCTTTTTCAAATTCCCTGTATTTTCCCGTCTTGTGCCGTGTCCTATTGTTAAAGTCCGTGTAATAAGCGCCATTAACAGATGGAGGTAGAAAAGAGAACTCGAATATCATAATCTGTTCTGGGTTTTTTTCAGATGGCATGATCGGCATAAAGCCTGTAAATTATCGGGTATATCCATGAGTTTGGAGCCGCCCATTTGGCGGTTTTCAATATGGTCGATGTCAACGGCTCTGGCTCCGCACTGGTTACAGGGTATGAACATATCCCCGAAGTTCATTGTGGCATCATAGCCGTTAGCCTCTAAGAATATTTTAACGTGCTTTTTCATCTGATTTCTTAGCCATATTTTATTTCGTTGGCGTTCTGTTTAAGGATAACACAGATTTCGATGATTAAATCTTCCGCATCATGGACAAGGTTTGAGATTTTCTCTTTTTTTGCGAAAGCCTCATCGGTTGCCTCAAGCTGGGGTATAGTGTCCAGTTTTGCATGGTTGTCCGCATCCCGCTGGCTCCATCCCTGCTTTCGGTAGAAGAGGTATTTTTCCTCTTTTAATTTGGTCAGTTCACGTTTTCTCTGGCGATAGACGTTGTTCCAGTCGCATAGAAGGGCGTTTAACAAGAGCTTGTTGGCCCTTAGGCGGTGTTTAAGGTTGTCAAGGCCTCCCATGTCGCTGGATTCGATAAAACGCCTGTAATCGCTCAGGATGAGGCCTGTCTCTTTGATGGCTTCCGCGTATTGCTCTTTCATAGTTCGGCAAATTCTTTAAGCATTTTATAAGTGATATCCTCCGCAGAGAGGATTCCGTATTTCCAGACCGCCCAGTCCCAGAAGTGGATGATTTTAATTTCCATAAAAAAATCTCTTTACATAAATAATTCTATATGATAAAATTAATATAGTCAAGTTTATTTTTTAATTATTT